CCGACAAGTGTAAATTTTCGAGTCAAATTATAGAATATATTAAGACTCAGCCTTCTCTGAATGAGATTATTCGGTACCATAATATAACAACCCTCGGTGTTCCATCGAAGAAGATTACTATGGTACCCACTATCGTGACCAACGAGGGGGTCATGAAAGTCGGTGGCGACATCAAGCCCTGGCTCGAGTCTATGATTCCGTTCGAGTTTGAATCATGGTATCCTAATTCAATCTCCTGTACAAATATAGACGGCACTGAAACGCCATCCCTTTTTGAATTTGATAAATTTGGGCAGCAGCTTCAACCAGAGATTACCCCTGAACTGGAAGCTAAAATTTCCACAGATATAGCAGATGCTATGCAAAAAATCAGAAGTTCAGCCACTTAGAGGAAAAAAACGCACACTTACTAATGCATCTAAAGACTATCCAAGCTTCGGCTCTCAAGTCAGTTTTTGAAGTGCTGAAGGATATCATCAATGATGTGAATGTGTATTTTACAGAAAAGGGTGTTCACGTTTTGACTCTTGACACTGCCCGAGTTACCCTTGTGCATATGGTCTTAGGGGCTGAGAATTTTGAGGAGTATGAATGTACTGGTGATATCATCGCAGGTTTGAACATGGCAAATGTTTATAAACTTCTCAAGGCTATCACGAGTCAGGACACATTGACCATGTCAATTACTGGTCGAGACTATATGGATATCACCATAGAAAACATAGCCAAGAAATCATTTACTAATTTTAAACTAAAATTGCTTGACATTAACGAGGACATACTGGATCTCCCGGATATTCATATGAACTTGGTGACAACCATGCCATCGATTGACTTTCAGAGATATACCCGGGATATGGGTAATCTTTCAAATGAAATTAAAATTTTCCGTCACGGACACAATCTGGAGTTGAGTTGTGTAGGAGATTTTGCAAATCAAAAAACTGATATCGAGTGCGCGGACAAGGGTCCTGACGAGCGAGTCGGTGGTTGCTTCAGTCTCAAGTACATCAACCTTTTTACAAAGGCGACAAACATGTGTTCCAGTATTCAAATTATGCAGGACTCAACGAACGATAATATGCCAATCGTTTTCAGGTATACAATAGCAAATCTCGGTGATTTGAAATTTTATTTGGCTCCAAAAATTGATTAGTTAAGAATTATTATAGTTTTTGATTTAATGGAAGCAAGGTACGATGAAAGGATACGAAATTGTAAAACCCAAGATGAGTTGGCAGAGTATTTACTCATGTGCGTTCCCGTTATCCGTGAATACACAGAGTCGAGCGTTATATCATTCACTACCAGGACTGTCGCAAACATGCAGATTGCGTCGAGAAAAGGTATACAGAGAAATGATATTTACAAGAAATATTTAAAGGAGGTTGAGGATCAAGATCAATGTCATGCGAAAAAGTGCGAGATAGACGTGGACCCGTGTAAAAACTGCGGAAAGACGTTTACAAAGATGCACGATGAACAACTAAGCGACATGATATGTACAGAGTGTGGATACACGGAATACTATCTATCAGAAGAGCTTGGGTTCAAGGAGGAACAGGAGATTGAGAAGAATGTCGTGTATTCCTACAAACGTGAGAATCATTTTAACGAATGGATTTCACAGTTTCAGGCGAAGGAATCTACGAGTGTTCCCGAGGATGTCATAGGGCAACTCAGGACTGAATTTAGGAAGATGAAGATTAAGAATTTAGATGAGATTACTCACGAAAAGGTGCGAGTCTTGTTGAAGAAGATTGACAAGAACAAGTACTATGAACACGCACCCTATATTGCAACAATCCTAGGCGGTATCACTCCTCCAACGATGGACCAACCACTTGAAGACAAGCTCCGTCTCATGTTTCACAAGATTCAAGCACCGTTCGAGAAGCATAAACCTGCGGCACGTAAAAACTTTTTGAGTTATTCATATGTTCTTTATAAAATGTGTGAATTGCTCGAGGAAGACAAATATCTTCCATGTTTCCCCTTGCTCAAGTCAAAGGAGAAACTGTATATTCAGGATCAGATATGGAAGAAAATATGCGATGAACTCGAGTGGGAGTTTATTAAGACAATTTAATTTAATTTTGGATCAAAATTGATTCAATTTCGGGAGTGCGCGCCAGCCCCAAGGGGAAGTTGATGAGTATCCCTTTTTGGATACCCAGGAGTTTCATGTAATTTTGAATTTGAGTTCGAAATTGATCAGTAAGGCGTGAGACTGACTTGAGTTCTATGACAGTGTCACCCACTATGAGGTCAGCCCTGACGTGACCCACATTTTGACCCTCATAAGATACGGGAATGATTCTTTCCGTCTCGTATGAAATGCCGCGCTTTCTCAGAGCCACCTCAAAGGCTGAGTGATACACAGACTCGCTGTACCCTGGACCAAGGGAAGACCATATGTCCTGGGCTGCAGAAAACACGATACGTCGTTGCTCCACAGATTCCATTAATAAATATAAAAATAATCTTTCTAAGTATTAAGGATGTCGGCAAGTCTCGGGAGGGCTTTACGATCGGTAACCAGAAGAACTGGATCAGCATCCGTACCTCGAACCTCTCTTAATAATGCCGAACGCGAAAAAATCAATGCAATCTTGTTGGCTATGATTCCAGAAAATGTGAAGAGGTATGGTATTGCAAATAGCCGTGGAGGTACTATTGGAAAGCGTAAAATTGTTAGATCTCGTCTTTCAAATATTTCCAATGAAGAAAAGAAACGTATATTGAATACTTACTATACACTTTCGCCTCTTAGACCTTCTAAAATTGCTCGAGCAGTCACCTATACTTTGAATAAGTTTAAAGTTTCTGCAGCTGCACCCGGACAAATGCTGAATGTGAAGCAGTTGGCTCAAATATTTTTGACAGAAGAACAAAAACCCGCCATCAAGAGACTTCTCGTTCAATCCGGGTACAGTAAGAATGAAGGAGAGGCAATAGCAAATGCAGCAAATAAAGTAATTTCAAATAAAGCTGGTAATAATAGACGTCAAGCTGCGACAAAACTTTCACATGTAGTTTTTGATTATTTGATGTTGCCCGGAAATTCAACTGCTCGAGGTGAAAATATTAAGGGGGGACTTTGGAATTTTGCAGTAGAAAAACTTGGAAATGAGAGATGGTTTAAAGTAGGTGTTAAATTTGCAAATGTGGCAAAGATGCATCCACGCAAGACAAAAGCAGGGGCGGCGTTGGCTGTGGCATATATAGGTCACGCAGTTGGAACAAAAGCCGTCGGGAATACGGTGCGTGTTGTCAAGGGTACAGCGCGCGCAACGAAACATGTTGTAACTCAACATCCACGAAAGATTGGTGCCGCAGTTGTACTTCTTATAGCACAAAAATTATGGAGTAAATTTAGAGGTCAACGCCGAAACAAAACCCCAAGCCCTGCACGTCCCAAGACCCCAAGCCCTACACGTCCCAAGACCCCAAGCCCGAGCCCCCGGAGACTTTCACCTGTTCAATCATACTCATCTAATTCAAACTCTGGAAATTGGTTCCTTGCTCGCGCTCATTAGAGCATCAGCCTCAAAGTCGTAGCTCCGTAATTCACGAGCTTAGCAGGGGTCGAACGCTCGAGACCACGTACCCGCAGTTCCTCCCGGACAATACCAGCTACATTTTCAGCCGCGAAATAATTCAAGCTCGAAACGAGCCATGCAATCATGGTGATGATACCAGTCCTGACCATCTCTGCATTCGCCGAAGTTCTTCCAGATATACGTCCGAAACGAGAGTTGTTATATTTATGAATTTTGTTTATAAAATTAGAAGTGCGTGCCCCTCCTCGATAACTCACAGTGAATGCTACAGTTCCAACTGCCAGGTTTGCAACATTGGGACGCAAGGTGCCCGTCTGAAACTTACGGTGAAGAACAGCTACGATAGAGGAGGCTCCCGCCTCTATGACATCCTCATATCCTGCAAAGGATGACTGGACTATATTTTTGAATTTTAAAAAGGAATTAAGGGTCATCCGGCGCACCTTGAGTGCATCCCCGGCAGACATTCCCATGACATAGTTATTAAGATACAACAAAACCACAAGCGTGATAATCAGAGCAACAATACGGCGGACCTGCCCCTCACGAAGGCGAGGGCGCCCGTTGTTGTTCCGGTTGGGAGACCGGTTGGGGGACCGGTTCGGGGACCTATTCGGAGACCTCCGAGTGAGAGGTAGGGTGTTCATATACTATATACTTTGAAAAATTTTGGGACAGACCAATCATAAACATTTTCAGTTTATTCTCATTTGATGCATTAAAATCATATATGTCATCATCGGGAATATCTATGTCATGGGTTGGGACTGCATAGACGTGCCGCATTTTCATAGTAGAAAATAAAACACTGAGTGCGTAGCTCTTGAGATCCTTCACATCGGAGAGACGTCCCCACGCAATTCTGAGAGCTAACGTGTCTCTTCGGTCCACGAATGGACTTGCGGCAGTAGTTTCTACCGTCGCACCATCCACGTAATTATATCCATCACCGAGTTTTACGGGTGCGAATAAAAATGGAACAGCTATTGTGGCTGAAACAGCGTCGAGAACACTCATATTAGGTGTAGAATCTATATTAAAGTAAATGGTCTTCATGAAATCCACACAATATGCCGATATGTGAAGTTTCACTGGATTCAATTCGTAAAGTTCCTTGAATGTGAGGTCATCCTTTCCTGTAAATTTTTTACACATTTCTGCCAGAGCTTTTCGAATTTTTTTAGATGAAACAAGTCCGTAATTATTCAAAAGACTTTTAATATTTGGTTTCATTATGTCTCCGACTGGAACAGACAGTGAATAGTCGAGAATAGCTGGAATATTTCCATTTGAGAGTACGTAGGTAAAGGCTACCATACCACCTGCACTTGATCCTGAAATTTCCTCGAGACCCTCAAGTTGACCATCTTGTTTGAGTTTGGACAAGACTCCGAGGTACATGAAATACCCCATAGCCCCGGGACCTATAACGAGGTTTTTCACCATCTTCTATGAGTTCCGTTTAATAATATTCTGGAAACTGTCCGCGAAGTAATGCATAAAAAAGAGAAAATACAACGGCATGAATACCGACTGCGGTTTGTCCCGAAGTAATGCTTAAAATAACCCCTGGGGTCAGTGCCACAAACAGCACTCCTGGGACGATGATATCAGCGGTTGTCATATTGAATTTAAACACAAACTTGATAATCAGGTAATTAAATATGCAAAGAAGGAGGGCGTGCATGCACACCTGAACCAAAAGACCTGAACCGGGTGGGATTCCCACCAAGAGTCCAGGGCTTAAGATTGCAAACAAAAGTGCTGGTGTAAACACCTTTGGAGATGTAATATCAATCATTTATTATAGGTTTACATTAATATCGAACCACTTGTAGAAACTTTCAGGATCGACTCGTTCTTTTACAATTCGAACCCTCCTGAGTGATACCCATGCACGGATAGCATGTGGAGACGGATCTGCCGAGTAATAATGTTCTGGTTTCATCAAAAGTTCAACAAACTTTGTATAGTTGCAACTACTTTTGAGCATCAAATAGTTGTCAGCAACGTACTCGTTGAAGATGCTCCAACCGTCGTGAATCTCCTCTGAATACAAAGCTTCCCAATCTTCAGGGTCAAGTTCGTTGTCAAAATCATCTAAATCATCCGAATCCCACGACTGTTCAAAATTGTACGCATCGCGTGAGTATTCATCGTTGATACCCATTTCGTCTTATTGTAGTTACGTTCAGTCTCTCTAAGACAGGAGCTTACTGATACCAGATACGTTAACACCCGCAACTTCCTTGACGTCGACTGCGTCCTGGATGGCGTTGAAAGCTCCCTCGACCTGAACCTCGTTTCCACTAAAAAAGGTGGTCAAACCCCTCTTGATAACGTCTTTTGTGATACTACCCTTGACAGTTTTAAGCTTGAAATTAACCTTAACTTTGTCCTGGACATTCACGGTGTCAATTTTGTTCTCCCCCATGTGTTTAGTCACAAACTCGCGAAGCTCCTTTTCACGCTGATTGAGCGTTGAGAGATCTTTGCGAGCTGCGGCGAGCTGGGTCTTTATAGAGATCCACTCAGTCGTAGCATTTTTAAAGTCCATTTCTAATTAAAATGGTCTATTTTTTAAGCCTCTCGAAATTTACTGATATTCGCGCTCAATCTCAAACTTGGGGCGCATCACATCTGGGGG